CAGCTGTAATTTCTGGATTTGAGTCTCAGGCAATGATTATGATTATTGAGACGGATGATAAAATATTGTGGCCAGATTCAAATTTTCCTGATGGAGCAAAGTTGTTTTAAAAATGATAATTCAATTACAACCTGAGATTTGGGTCAACACTCCACTTGGAGAGGGCTTGGCTATAATGGTCATAGATTATGGAATTAATCATAATACTTGCTGGGTTGTTGCTTTAAAAAAAACTGGTCAAGTCAAACACTTTGATTCAAACGATGTTAATTTGATTGAAAATTTTACTTATAATTTTAATATAAAAAACAAGAAAAAAGGAGCTAAAAAATAGCTCCTTTTTTTTATTTAATATTTACAAAATCAAATTGGTCATCTTTGACTCTTATTTCAATCTCTGAGTTCTGAGCAACCTGGCTTGATAGTATCTCCTTAGAGAGTCTATTTAATATTTCATCATGAATCATTCTCTTTACTGGCCTTGCTCCATATTCTGGCTCATAGCTCATATCAGTCATCTTAGAGAAAGCTTCTTCATTAGCTGTGAGTTTAATACCATTTTTTAAGAGTGTTTTTTGAATGCCCTTAAATTGAAGTTCAACAATTTCTCTTATATTTTCCTTGTTGAGGTAATCAAATACAATCGTCTTGTCAATTCTGTTCAAGAACTCTGGTGTAACCTTTAGCTTAAGCATGTTAAGCGCAATTTCTTCTGCCTTCTTCATTATCTGCTTGGCATCACCAAATTCTCCAGCATCCTTCCCACTCTCTTTTAGGGCCTCCACCCTTTGTATTCCAGACATGATGGCTTCAGAACCAATGTTGGATGTCATAATGATAATGGTATTTTTAAAATTTGCAAGACGACCCTTATTGTCAGTAAGTCTTCCATCATCAAGAACTTGAAGGAGTGTGTTGAATACATTTGGGTGAGCTTTCTCAATTTCATCAAGAAGTATAACGCTGTAAGGCTTTCTTCTTACAGCTTCAGTGAGCTGACCACCTTCATCATATCCGACATATCCTGGAGGTGCTCCAACAAGTCTTGAAGAAGAATGAGCCTCTTGGAACTCGCTCATATCAATTCTTGTAACCATGCTCTCGTCATCGAATAAGTATTCAGCAAGCGCCTTTCCTAACTCTGTATTGTGAGAAAGAATTCCATTTGTGAAATATCTTCTATTTGAACCTTCAATAAGTTCAAGGTCGTACATTACTTCTTCATAACCCAGGTCAGTAACAGACTTAACTCTATCAAATAGATAACCATTTTCTTCATCACTAATAATTAGGAAATCGTTATCAGTCAAATCCTTCACAAACTTCTCATTCATATCACAATCAATGACAATATGATTGTCTGCACATTTTAGTGATAATCCAGACTGTGTTTTAAGTTCATAAACATTGTATGGTATTGTTTGATGTAGACTTTTAATATCCCCCCATCCAGTATCAGTAAATACTTCATATTCTGATATAGAAGTTGTCTGTGTAAATTTTTTCATTTTAATCTTTTCTTAAATTCGTCAATACTTATTTCTTCAATAAATCCATTTGATTTGTTTCTAATTTTTATTTTTGTTTCTCCCAAAAAACACTTTCCAACTCCAGTGGTCCCAAGGAAAAGAAAGGAGCCAATTGGTTTCCCTTGATTCCCAAGTCCAGAGCGATTAATTCTGATTGCATCTGATACAGCTGTTACAGCTGCGCTTTGACCAATAATTCTTGAGTGAAGCTCCTCTTCAAGAACGAGAAGTTTGTCACGCTCTCCTTGAGTCATCTTTGATACAGGAATTCCAGTCATCTTTGCAACGACTTCAGCAATGTCATTTGCATGAACTTCTTCTTGCATCATTCTACTCCCAGATGATTCAAGCTCCTTAAGTTTCGTGAAGGCATTCTTTACCTCTTCCTCCGCTTTAGGAACCTCAACCTTGTCAAGCTCATAAATCATCTTCCAGTCTTCATCGACCTTTGAGTCTTTTCGCTTAATATCTTCGAGTTTAAATTTCAGCTTCTCAACAAGGGCCTTGGCTTTGCTTGCTCCTTCTATGATAGCTTTCTCCTCATTCCACTTAGCATTGATTACATCAGCTTCATCTTTTAATACTTTGATTTCAGCCTCAACCTCAGTAAGGCGAGTGTTGTTCTTCTCCTTCTTCATTGCTTGTCTCTCAATCTCAAGTTGAAGGATTTTTCTATTCATGTCATCAACAGCTTCTGGAACAGAGTTTAGTTCCATTCTAAGTTTAGAGCAAGCCTCGTCCATGAGGTCTATTGCCTTGTCTGGAAGATGTCGGTCTGTGATGTATCTATTAGATAACTCAGCGGATGCAATTAATGCATCATCTTTAATGACAACTCTGTGATGTGCCTCAAACTTATCCTTAATACCTCTTAATATTGCAATTGTCTCCTCAATTCCAGGTTCATCGACAAATACTCTTTGAAATCTTCGCTCAAGAGCCTTATCGCTCTCAAAATACTTTTGATACTCATCAAGAGTTGTTGCTCCGATGGTTCTCATTTCTCCTCTGGCTAAGGCTGGTTTCAATAAGTTTGCCGCATCCATGGCACCACCGCCACCACCAGCTCCAACAAGAATATGAATCTCATCAATGAAAAGTACAATTTGTCCGTTTGAAGCGGTGACTTCTTTGATTACCCCCTTGAGTCTATCTTCGAATTCACCCTTGTATTGAGCTCCAGCAATTAACGCACCCATATCAAGTGAGTAGATAACAATTTCCTTAAGATTTTCTGGAACATCTCCACGAATGATTCTATGTGCAATACCCTCAACTATTGCCGTCTTACCAACTCCAGACTCACCCACAATTACAGGGTTATTCTTAGTCCTCCTTGATAAGATTTGAAGTATTCTTCTTATCTCATCATCTCGACCAATGATTGGGTCAAGCTTTCCTTCTTTTGCCTTAGCTGTTAAGTTTATTGCAAACTTATCTAAATTTGTTTGGGGATTATTTTGATTCATCTTTTTTGTTTAGTGTTTGTGAAAATCCAGGTTGTTCAGAGTGAGCTTCAAATCCACGAAGAATACAATCTTCAAGTGGGTGTACAACATTTGCGCATTCGATAGCATAAGAACCACGTGTTTTGGTATCAACTATCTCTTTTTTTGCACAAAAGTGGTCGCAATTGCTACAATTATACTTAGGCAATACATCAGTTCTAAGAAAACTGGAATTAATATGACTCATAATTTTTTTTTGGTTATTATACGCAAATTTAAAATTTTTGTTGCTAATATCATAAAAAAATTTTAAATTTGCGGAAACGAAAATAAACAATAGACTATGTACTTATTTTTTGACACAGAAACAACAGGTCTTCCAAAAAACTGGAAAGCACCAGTGACTGATACAGATAACTGGCCGAGAGTTACACAACTTGCTTGGCAAGTTTATGATGAAAGTGGAAATTTGTTAAGAGAGAGGTGCAATCTAATTAAGCCAGATGGTTGGGAGATTCCTAACGAGCAGTTCTTTATAGATAATAACATGTCAACAGAGAGGTGTGAGAGAGAGGGGGTAAACCTTTCTGAAATACTTGAAGACTTTGTGAGTCAAGTCAATGAATCCAAATATCTAATAGCTCACAACATGGCTTTTGATGAAAAAATTATTGGCTGTGAAATGGTTCGAAAAAAACTCACATTCAAATTGGAACCAAAGAAGTTGTGTACAATGCAGGAGTCAACAAGCTATTGCAAGATGCTTCCATTCAGATATGGAACTTACAAGTGGCCAACACTCCTTGAGCTTCACAAAAAACTTTTTAACGAGGAGTTTGATGGAGCACATGATGCGCTTGCGGATGTTAGGGCGTGTGCTAAATCTTTCTTTGAACTAAAGAAAAGAAGTTTAATCTTAAAATCATAATAATGAATATTGTAACAGAAGAAGAAAACGCTCTTAGGAATGAGTTTTTTTGGGAAGTTGGTCATAAAACATATTCAGGTCACATAGAGGATGGTGATGAAGTTGTTTGGAGAGAAGAATATGTAAAGTGGCTTGAGAAAATAGTTATTAATTTAAAATCAAACAAGAAATGCTGAATATACCGATTCCAGTAATAATGACACTTAAAAGCTCAAAGAATATTCTCATAATGGGAATGGGTGGTGGATTTGATGTCTTTTCAGGAATACCAATTTATCTAACCCTTGAAAAGATGGGTATTAAATCACATCTTGCAAGTTTTACTCATGCGAATTGGGCAGAGATTCCTACTTGCACTGAAATAATACCAATGGCTCCAGGATGTGTTGGAATTACTGGAAATATAGAAAATACATCTGTGAATATGCCAGAGATGTACCTTTCAAGTTGGTTTAAGGAAGTGAAAAGTCAAGAAGTTCCAATTTGGACATTCAAGCGAGACCAAAGTGTTTCTGAATATTCTAAGTCGTTAAACGTTCTTGTTAAGCATCTTGCAATAGATACGATTCTATTGGTTGATGGTGGTGTAGATTCTATAATGGTTGGAGATGAAGAGGGCAGTGGAACTATGATGGAGGATACATTAACTCTTGCTGCTGTAAAAAATGCAAATGTTAATAATAAAATATTAGCTTGTGTCGGTTTTGGAACAGAGATAGAGGAAAATCTTTCTCACTATCTTGCTCTTGAGAATATGGCCAAAATAATCAAGCAAGGAGGTTTTTATGGAAGCTGTAGTCTTGTTAGTTTTATGGATTGTTTTAAGCAGTATAAAGAAGCTTGTGAACACACTTGGAATCAGCCAGGGCATAGAAAATCTCATGTTCAGACAAGAATAATTCCTGCAGCAGAGGGTGAGTTTGGAGATTATCACATGTTTCCAATGGAAAAGAAGGGTGATGTATTTGTATCACCTCTTATGAGTGTATATTGGTTCTTTAATGCTGATGCAGCAATTTATAATAACACAGTAATTCCAGTGATAGAAGAAAAAGAAACTTTCTTTGACGCAGTTCAAGTTGGAGTTCCAATGATTAAAAATCACATTCTTAGAACAAGAAAAATAATACCACTCACATAATATGAAAAAAGAAATAGCTATAAAATTAAAAGCTGAAGCCGAGAAGGTGGCTGAAAGATTCTCTATGAAAAATAGAGAAGGAAATGTAAATGGTGAAGATTTTTCTCTAAAAAGTTGCTATGCCCTTTCTGAATATACGGCATTTGTAAGATTCAACAAGACAACGACCAAGGATGCTGTGGCATTATTTTTTTATGATAATGGTTGTTGGAATTATTTTTTTCCAACAGACAATCATATATTTGGATTTAGATGTTTTGAGATAATTAAAATAACTGGACAAGATTTTGGGGTTGTTGATGAAATATTAGATATTGATAATTTCAGACAAAAGGTTAAGGCGAATCTTCAGAGTAAACCAGGAATGAAAATTGCTAATTACATGTTCATGACCAATGACACAGCTTCAATTAGATATGAGGACTCAGAGGGGAATAAAGAGTTGGTATTTTTCTATTATATACACAAAGGTATGAGCAAGGGGTGGAGATGCTTCACTCCAAACGAGAGTCACATAAATGGCTTCAGGCTTTTTGAGCTTGAGAAGTTTAATGTTGAGAAAGAAAATTATGATAAAAATTTTGACTGAAATTATAATAAATTCTTGTAACATTATTTTTTAATCCACGTATAATATTCAAATATTTATACTATGGATTTTGAAACAATGGGTGATTGGTGCAAATGGCTTGAGAAAAATTTCTCACCAGATGTCATGATTCCAACATTACCAGTTATCATCAGACTTGATGGGAACAATTTCAGCAAGTGGACTATTGGTCTTAATAAGCCTTTTGATGAGAAATTAAATCAATTGATGACCGAGACTGTTCAGGAATTGGTTAAGGAGACAAATGCTATTGTTGGATATACACAGAGTGATGAGATTACTCTAATCCTATATTCTTCCGACAGAAAGAGTGCCATATATAATGATGGTAAAAAGCAAAAGATTCTTTCTAAATTAACTGCAAAGTGTGTAAACTTCTTTAATGAAAGAAGAAAAGAACTCCTTCCAGAGCATGATAAAACTGCGGTGTTCGATTGTAGAATTTATCAAACCCCAACACTTCACGATGCATGCGTTCAATTGTTGTGGAGAGAAAATGATGCCACAAAAAATAGCATATCCATGCTTGCTCAAAGTTTATTCTCACACAATTCGCTTGAAAACTTAAATGGAAGTCAGATGCAAGATAAAATGATGCTTGAAAAAGGTGTCAACTGGAATGACCTATTAGCTAAGTACAAGCGTGGAACTTATGTGAAGCGAATCAAGACATCAAGACCATTCACTACAGAAGAACTTGCCTCTTTGCATCCAATGCATAATGCACGCAAGAATCCAGATTTGGTTATTGAGGGAAGTGTGATTAAAGTGGTAGAGTACCCGATTTTTAATAAAATAGAAAACAAAACCGAGGTTATCTTCTTTGATGAGGAGCCCATCTTAAAAAAAGAAAATGAAACAGTTTAAATTATTCGCAGTCATAGGACTTCTATCACTTGCATCTTGCACAGATGAAGGCAGAGCAGAGATAGAAAACAACCTTGTAGTTGAGCTCATTAAGAAAAATGAGTTGAACAAAGAATGTAGCAGTTGTTTTCAGAACAACTATGAATATAGAGTTAGGCTTAAGTCTGAATCTGGCGCTGTATGGTATTACACCAACTATAAGCATGAAGTTGGAGACACTCTCGTATCTATATTTGAATTTACAGATAGCAGAGAGAGGGTGTTAAAGAATAGGGAGCTTGCTATTGATTCTCTTGCTGATATTAATAAAAAATTACAAAAGAAGAATGATGAACTCATTTTGTATAATGAATTGTTGATTGGGATAATTCAAGATGGAGCAAAGAAAACTGCTGGAAATTAAATACATCAAACATCATAAAAAATACAATCATGAATAAAAAAATAGCAGTACTTGGAGGTGGAACATTCTCACATGTGAGAGCTCACCTGTCCCTTGCAGCTCCAGCATTTGGAACAACAGCAAAACAAATCGCAGAGATGTGTGAGAAAAGATTTAGTCACATGGATGTTGACTTGGCGCTAACAAAAATGGCAGACCCATCGTCATACGTAGTTACAAATGATGATGTTGATAAAGTTGTTGACTTCATCATAAATGATAATACAATAAAAATCGTATTCTTCAATTATGCTCTTTGTGATTTTGATGGAAAGATTGGGGATATTGAATCTGGCAAGCATGCCACAAGGTTAGAGACTGCCGCAGGAGATGTTACAATGACCTTAACGCCATCTGAGAAGATTATAGGTAAAATCCGTAAGACAAGAAAAGATATATTCTTGGTGGGCTTTAAAACGACTTGTGGAGCAACCGAGCAAGAGCAATTTAGCAAAGGCTTGGACCTGATGAAGAAAACTTCTTGCAACATTGTCCTTGCAAATGACATCGAGACACGAAAAAATCTAATCATCACTCCAGAGGAGGGTGTTTACGGGAGAAATATGACCAGAAAAGAGTGTCTTGAGGAATTAGTCGATATTGCATGGCATAGAACTCATCTTTCATTCACACGCTCAACAGTTGTTGGTGGAACTCCAGTTTCTTGGGCAGATGCTCAAGTATACCCATCTCTTCGTGAGGTTGTAAACTTCTGCGTTGCAAAGGGTGCGTATAAGGAGTTTAAGGGAGCAACAACAGGTCACTTCGCAGCAAAGCTCGGTCCAAATAAGTTCTTGACCTCAATTAGAAAGACAAACTTCAATGACATTCACAAGAATGGAATGGTGATTGTTGAGACGGATGGTGATGATAATGTAATTGCCTATGGAGCCAAACCATCTGTTGGTGGCCAATCTCAAAGGATTATATTTGGGACATATGATGATTGTGATTGTATCGTCCACTTTCACTGCCCACTTAAGAAAGATTCAATCATAGGAATTCCAGTGGTAAGCCAGAGGGAATATGAATGTGGTAGTCATCAGTGTGGTGAAAATACTGCAAACGGACTTTCTAAATTTGGAAACCTATACTGTGTTATGCTTGAAAATCACGGACCAAATATCGTATTCAATCACTCAATTGACCCGCAGGAGGTTATTAACTTTATAGAGGAAAATTTTGACCTCGGAAAGTCTACTTCTGGATTTGAAAAGGTGTATCTTGGGCTATCCAACAATGTTGCTGTTTAGTCTGCAATATTACTTTAAGATTGCTATTGAGTGGTTTAAAGTGTTTGTTACATACTTTAAACTGCTCTATAGAGCTGTTGTTGGGTTTCTAAAAAAAGCTCTACTAAACAATAGTATTATTCTGATTCTAATTATATTAAATGCTTTTCTGATATTTATCCAGGAGTTTAGGGTTGAAAATAACTTAATAAATTTTCTGGAGACATTGTTCACGGTGGCATTTATACTTGAGATGTTTTTCAAGATAAGAGACCGAACTTTTAAGGTTTATATAAGTACTGGTTGGAATAAAATGGATTTTATTCTGGTGATGATAGCAATACCATCACTTTTCTCCTGGTTTATTTTTGACCTTGAGATTTTGCTAATATTTAGAGTTTTTAGGATATTTAAGTTCTTTAGAATTATACAGTTTTTCCCGATGATTGACTCCATTATCCCAGGAGTTAAGAGGGCGGTAAAATCATCTTACTTAGTATTTTTCGGATTTTTTACACTTCTTTTTATATTTTCAATACTTTCCTGTGCAATTTTTAAGAATGTAGCTCCAGAATACTTTGGAAATCCTATCGACTCTCTATTCTCTACGTTTAAAGTATTTTCAGTTGAGGGTTGGAACTCAATTCCAGAGTTAATAGAATCAAGAAGCAGTGATTCATTTGCTTTATTTGCCAATATATACTTTTCAGCACTTATGTTTTTTGGTGGAATCATAGGTCTTTCAATCGTTAATTCAATCTTTGTTGATGCAATGGTGAGTGATAACAATGACAGTGTTAAAAAGGAGATTGAGTCACTTAGGGAGGAGATTTCAAAACTATCAAAAATGATAGAAAAAAGAAACTATTGATAATAAAATTGTTTTTTTGTATAATTATAAAGGTGAGCAATAATGCTCACCTTTTTTCGTATAATAAAAAATATGAAAAATTTACTGTTAAGATAATATGAAAATAAAACGTAAATTTAGATTTGAAATGGTTAAAAAAATAAGTATTTGTTTTTTATTCTGTATTATAATAATTAACATATTTGGGCAAGTTAATAACAATTGCGCTAATTCTACTACACTTACTCCAGATGCAGCTTGTACATCAGGAACTTTATCAGGGTCTAATGTTCAAGCTGGCGAAGTAACAGCGGCAGCCTCCCATTGTGGTACAGCAAATTTTACTCAATCGGTTTGGTATTCATTTACAGCAACGAGCACCTCTATGTGGGTAGAATTAGGTGGAATTTCACTTTCGGGTGGCGGTGGCGGATATTTCCCTGGTCGATTAACAACAATAGTTTATAATACAAGTGCTTGTATACCAGGTGCGGGAGAAATAATTGGATGCGACAATCATGCAGATAATTTAACGACTGTTTCTTTGACTGGATTAACCATTGGAAATACATATTTAGTTCAAGTAGGATATAATACAGCAAATGGTTCACGACAAGTGAATTTTTGTATTAATATATCTTCTGGCACTGGACTACCAATCGAACTTTTTTCTTTCACTGGAAGGCAAATTAAAGATTATAATCTGATAGAGTGGGTAACTGCGTCTGAGATTAACAATGATTATTTTACATTAGAAAGAAGCACTGATGGTGAAAGTTGGGAAAGAATCAATTATACGCCTGGAGCAGGAAATTCAAATCACAATATATCATATAGCTATAGAGACTATACTTTTGAAAACAAAATAAACTACTATAGATTAACACAATTTGATTTTGATGGTAAAGGCAAAGAATCTTTTACTATATCAATAGATAATAGGTCTGATAAACACCTGGTTAAGACAGTTAATTTATTGGGTCAAGAGGTTGACGAATACTATACAGGACTTGTTATAAATATTTACTCGGACGGAACAACGAATAAAGAATTAAAATAAAAGTTATGAAATATGTTTTATATGAAGGAGCAGGAGGAAACATGTTATTTACACGAGAAGAAAAAGTAATAGAAAACCCTGATTTATTGACTCCATTTGAAAACAAGACACCAACTTTCTCGGTTGAGGCAAGCGATGACAATGAGGCCATTAAAAAATTGAATGACCACATGTTGTCCAGATTTGCTGAAAAAAAGTAAATACCCAGGGGCCGTGGCCTCTAAAGCTTTAACCCTTGGTAATTATTATTTCGACAATTGGTGTGCCAAGTGGGTGAGATATGCAATCATACAAGATTTCCTCTACAATGAGTCCAATCATCTTTCCTTGCTTATCCTGTACAATGAGTCTTGTTCCCTTTCCGAGGCCAGCTAAAACCTCTTTGTTAGGTAGGACCAGTTCTGAATCAGTATAATTAGACTTAATGGATATTTCAACATCATCGTACAAGGAAACTTTCTGAATAGATGGTTCAGTTTTTTCAAGTTGCTTATTTATCTCCTCAATTCTATCATTAAGCTTTTTCTGAGCCTCTTCAATCTTTTTCTCAGCCTCCGTTAGCTTGCTCTTAACTCCAGACAACTCTTTCTGAGCTTCTTGTCTTATAGATTCTTCTCTTTCTAATTCTTCCTGGGTCTTATTTGCTTGCTCATCCTGTTTTCTCTTGATGTGCATCTCAATAGTAAAATCCTTAAGAGAATTGACCCCAGCTTCATAATCTTTGATTAATTGATGAATATATTCATCAGTTGATTTGGATGGGTCATAGTGAACATATGACTCATGGTTATACTTAATTAGTATATTTTGAACAGCATCAAATTCAAGGTGATAGTATTTATCCACCAATTGTGGAACGTATTTGATGAAATCTGGATTATATGCAGCATATAAGTCAGTTAGCAATTCCTTGAAACTTTCTTTTTTCATTTTCTAAATTTATAATTAAGTAGTCTTTAAAAAATACAAACTTTATTCACAAAAATCAATGATTAAACTTTTTGGCATTATTTATTAAAAAAAACTAAATGGGTGCGCACTTAAAATTACACAGCTTTACAGGAACATCAGACCATGACTTTGCAGGACTGGTATCTGGACAAATAATAAAATATGACGGGTCTAATGTAATTAGCTCAGATAATATCACATCATTAAGTGCCTCCACATTTTCTGGGGGTACTATTTTTTCTGGCTCAACAGACCTATATGATATTTTCTTGGCAGGCACAAGTCTTCCGACATCTGGTGACCTCTGGAGCGCCTCAACTGGCTCGGAATCAATCATTGCAAATAATGGGTCTGGGAACCTGGCGAGTGGAGATTTTTCTTTTGCTGGAGGTTATGGAAATATGGCGACTGGAATTCAATCATCTGCTATTGGAGGTAAATTAAACTCAGCTACAACACAATATTCATCAGTTGTTGGAGGTTATAGAAATTTAGCATCAGGATACGATTCCTTTGTTGGAGGTGGTCAAAACAATATAGCATCTGTAGGTGGTGGTTCATTTGTTGGGGGTGGATTTGGAAACTCAGCAATAAATGTTTCCTCTTTTGTTGGCGGTGGAGTCTTAAATATTGCATCAGGACTTCGCTCATTTGTTGGTGGCGGTGTTCAAAACTCAGCGACAACAAGTTATGCAGGAATAGTTAGTGGTCGCTATAATTTAGCATCAGGAGATGCCTCATTTATTGGAGGTGGCTACAATAATTCAGCAACAAATATTGATTCTTTCGTTGGTGCAGGTCGCTATAATTTAGCATCAGGACAATATTCAGCAGTAGTTGGTGGTCAATTAAATACAGCATCAGGAGACCGCTCATTTGTTGGTGGTGGACTCTCAAATATTGCATCAGCTTTATATTCATCAGTAGTTGGAGGACAAGCAAATATAGCATCAGGATACTTCTCTTTTGTTGGTGGTGGACGACAAAACTCAGCGACAACATATTATTCATTCATTGGTGGTGGTCAATATAACCAAACACCAGAAGGCCGCTCAGCAGTTGTTGTTGGTGGTTATGGGAATTCAGCAGAAAGTTATTCATTCATTGGTGCTGGTGGAGGTAATACCGCATCAGGAGGCTACTCATCAGTTATTGTTGGTGGTTATAAAAACTCAGTATCAGGACACTACTCATTTGTTGGTGCTGGTCGTCAAAACGTAGCAACTGGAGAAAACTCATTTGTTGGTGGTGGTCGTGAAAATTTAGCATCAGGATTTCGCTCATTTGTTGGTGGTGGTCGTCAAAACGTAGCAACTGGAGAAAACTCATTTGTTGGTGGTGGTCGTGAAAATTTAGCATCAGGATTTCGCTCATTTGTTGGTGGTGGTTATTTAAACTCAGCAATTGGACAGCTTTCATTTGTTGGTGGAGGTCAAAATAACGCAGCAACAGCTTATTCTTCTGTGGTTGTTGGAGGTTATAGCAATTTAGCATATGGTGGTGGTTCATTCATTGGAGGTGGTTATAGTCATAGAGCAGGTGGTCAAGGTTCATTCGTTGGTGGTGGTGTTACTAATTTAGCATTAGGATTTCGTTCATTTATTGGTGGTGGTACTTTAAATTCAGCAACAACAATACATTCATTAGTTGTTGGTGGCTCCGCTAATCAGGCAACTGGACAGCTTTCATTTGTTGGTGGTGGTTTACAAAACTCAGCAACAACAACATATTCAACAATTGTAGGTGGTCAAAATAACAGAGCATCAGGACAACGCTCATTTATTGGTGGAGGTAGTGAAAACATAGTTTCTGGATATAACTCTGCAATTGTAGCTGGTGGTTCGAATGTTGCAAGTGGTAATTTATCTTTCATTGGCGGAGGAGGTTCTACAAATGGAAATTATAGCAACGTTGCCGCTGGTTTTTTCTCTATTGTTGTTGGTGGTAAGGATAATAAGGCTAATTCTGGATATTCATTTATTGGTGGTGGTGGATACAACGTTATCAACGGCACTTGGTCATCAGTTGTTGGTGGACAAAATAATATTATTAGCACATCTGCAAACCGCTCTTTTATTGGTGGTGGCCGCTTAAATTCAGCGACAACCACTTATTCATCCGTTGTTGGTGGTCAGAGTAATATAGCATCAGGAACAAGGTCTTTTATTGGTGGAGGCCGCTTAAATTCAGCAACAGCTGCTTATGCGTCTGTTCTGGGTGGAAGGAGCAACTTAGCTTCAGGCCAGGGTTCATCTGTCCTTGCTGGAACGGGGAATACAGTCTCTGGAAACCTGTCAGCAATAGCTGGCGGTTCAGGGATGACAAACTCATTCAACAGCACATTCATGACCATGAATGCTCGACTTGCTGAGAACGGAGGAGTAATATACTCTGCAGGAACTGACCTTTACAATATATTTTTAACTTCAGCACCAGCTGCAACAACAGCATCTAATGGTCTTACAAAGACAGGAAATAACATAACCCTTGGTGGAACACTTACTGGAAATACTGAAATAGGAGGTGCTGGTTTATATAATCTTAGAATAGGTAAAACAGGGGGTAAGCTTGGAATATTTCAAGTAGGTACAGCGAAACAAGAGTTATTACTTAATGCAACTGAAACTTATTTATTACAATCTGAAGCTGGTTATATTAATCAGTTCTTTATGGATGGCACATCCCTTCAATTATTTAATAATTTAGGTTCAGATTCTGTATCATTAGATATGACAAGTGGTACAAATATTACTTTCTCTAATCAAATTCAAGTAGGTAATTTACATGTTTCAGCTATAGCAGCAGCGGGTATGGTTCGTTGGAATAGTTCAAACTTCCAGGGCTACAATGGTTCGTCTTGGGTTAATCTTGATGCACAAGGAGATGTGACAAGGGTTCAAGCTGGAACAAACATTGTGACTGGTGGAACAGCCAACGAGCCAATCGTAAGCCTTGTATCATCACCTTCAATAAGCAGCTTAACAACTTCAGGTTCATCTACACTTGCTGGAGCAAACTTCACTGGAGCGATTCAGTCAGGTGGAACTGACCTTTATTCTATATTTGCTGCTGTTGGTTCTGGATTGGCTGGTTCAGGAACTGCAAACACAATTGCGATGTGGAACGGTACAACATCTCTTACAGATTCTCCATTAACTTATGATGGAACGGGGGTTACAGTTGCTGGAGATGTTTACATAACAGGAAATGTTGAAGTTCTTGGTACTGCAACAACAATTAACACTCAGGACCTTTATGTTGTTGATAACACTATAACGCTTAACTCAGGAGGAACTGAAATATCAGCTACTGGCGGTGGTCTTTACATAGATAACGGTGTAACAACTGGTGTCGATGCAACCTGGCTCATTGACGCTAATGGTAATTGGGAAGCAAATGCAGGAATTCAAGGAACAACTGTTACTGCTACAGAATTCTTTTCAATATCGCCTTACACAGGCTCTAATCCAGTGGCCCCATCAAACAATGATGTATGGTTTCATTCTGGAGCAACAGGAACAATTACTCTTAATTATAGAGTAGGTGGAGTCAACTATGGTGTTGAATTATCACAATAGAACATGAAATAAGAAAAAGCCAGAAGATTACTCCTGGCTTTTTTTATACTCTTTAACTTTTTTAATTAGTTCAAGCTCTTCTTGCTCTTCAATGTGCTTTGGATAATCTTGAACAATCCACGGGTGACCAATCAAAAGTCCACAAAATAATAAAAATCCTAAGACTATTATAATTGTGATTAAAGTGAACCAACTCATTAGTTTGTTTTGTTGTATTTAGAATTTAACTCTTCTTTACCCTGCTTGTAGGGTGGGCAAAGTATCCATCCAAATTTTTTATTAAACCAATTTTCAAATTTCCTCCAACTATTTTTCATGTTTTTTAATTTACTATTAGTGGAAATATAAAGATTATTTTTTTATAAAAATTTGCGCATAAGGTGTGTTAAAATATTCTCCATATATTGATGAATCGTCAATATGAAAATCTATATTTTCTTTTTCACAAATTTCAGCTTTAGTCCTATTCCAAATATCATCATTAATCCAGGGGTTTCCATTTGAATCAAAATTAATTTCTGTTCCCTTTTCTAAGTGGTAGTCAACTATTGAAAAAAACTTGGTATATGATATGCCGAGTTCTTTTATTTCATCAACAGCACCGTGCGATTTCATTTTTCCAGTAATTATTATTACTTCATGGCCAGCTTCTACAAATAACCTTGATAGTTCAGCAAAGAATTTTGGGTTTGAATCACAAACGCCATGAATATCTAATCCTATTTTCACGTATTATAATTTAATGTTAATTATACGAAGATAATAAAAAAAGTTTATCTATATTCTTTTAACACGGTTCTTTGTGCTTTAAATTTTAATTTCCTTAGCCCTTTTTCTTTAATTTGACGAACTCTCTCTCTTGTTAAGTCAAATTTTTGACCAATTTCTTCAAGACTAATTGCGGGATTATCAAATAATCCATAGTATAGAGTTAGGACTTGTTGCTCTCTACTTTTAAGGGTAGAAATTACTCTTTTTATTTCTATCTGAAGGTCTTTGTTGTTTAGTGTTTTTTTTATGTCATTTTCAATTTCACCCTCGATAGTATCCATTATACTACCAGAATCAACCTCTCCTGAAAGCGGAGCATCAAGTGAGGACACGCTTAGAGAAGTGTGTATGATGTCACTAATTTTTTCTTCTTGATATTTTCCTGGTTCACCTTTTGAGCCTTTTTCCTCCTCCTGAACCATCAAGTATTCTGATATTTCATCAATAGTTGGCTCTCTCATGTACACCTGTTCCAATTCTGATTTAGCACTCTTAACTTTATTTACCATTCCAATTTTATTGAGTGGCAATCTAATTGTTCTACCATTCTCAGCAAGGTACTGCATAATTGACTGTCTAATCCACCATACAGCATAGGATATAAACCTAAACCCCCTTGTCTCATCGAATTTCTCAGCAGCTTTAATTAATCCAATGTTTCCTTCGTTAACAAGGTCTGGAAGCGATTCTAATTGACTTCCATATTGTTTGGCTACACTAATTACAAATCTCAAGTTTGCTTCACACAATTTGTTCCGAGCATCAATATCACCATTCTTAATTCTTCTTGTTAACTCCAATTCCTCCTCTGAAGTAATTATGTCACTCTTGCTTGCAACCTCTGTAAGGTATTTTCCGAATGATAGTGATTCACGATTCGTGATTTGCTTAGAAATTTTTAATTGTCTCATTTTGTCTTTATTTTTTATTTAGTCGTTGATATGATACGCAAGAAAAATAAAAATGTTTAATAAATTTGCGAAAAGTTACTAACATGTTGAAAACATTATTTTTCGGACTATTTATATGTGGAGTCAACCACAAATAAAGTGGAGACGATTAAATTAAAAATATGGGAAATAAAGTAGAATTAACATGTGAGGTTTGTAAAAAAACTTTTGAAAGAGAAAAAAGGGAACAAAAAAGAAATGAAAAAATAGGCAGAAAGACTTATTGTTCCAGGAGTTGTTCTGGCAAAGGAAATGTTAAAAATATACCTGAAGATAAAAGGGGAAATATTGAATTTTTAAAAACAGGCTCTTTGACAGATGAGTTTACACCATTTAGATTTCATTTAAGACAGGCTAAAAAAAGAAATAAAATATGCACATTAACACTTGAAGAATTAAAGAGTGTTTGGGAATCTCAAAACGGCAAGTGTGTTTATACTGGGATTATTCTTGAAGCATGGAATTATAAGAAAAATAGCAACTCTTTTTATACAGCTTCTTTAGATAGGATTGATAGTAATAAAGGTTACATAAAAGGTAATATCCAATTTGTCAGTAGAAATATAAATTTAATGAAAAATAATATTTCACATGAAGAAACAATAAAGTTATGTAAAATAATTTCAAATTATTATAAATAAAAAAATCCCCAGTTACTGTACTTCACTGGGGATTTCTGTTAAGCTAATTCTACTACTGGAGTAGAAACAACTTCTTTCATTGCCGCATAAGACATCGCTGCCTCTGCTAAGCTTTTTGTATTTTTGCCATTTATAATGACTAAGCTATGATTCTAAAACAAATCACCGATTTAATGAAGTCTAATGCCATTCATCCCCAGTTTTCGTTTTGTCAAAAAAAATTGACTTTGTGGAGATGAGGAGATTCGAACTCCTGTGTTTCATTACGACAATTTATTGTCAAGCAAATCAATGCTCATATTGTAAATATACGAAAAAAAAACATAAATGTTACAACAAAAATAAAAATGTTAAAAACTTTTTATTTTATCCTGCTGTTTTTTAATGTTTTTTTTATTGTTTTTATAATTAACGAGTAAAAGATATGAGATTATATATCCCAATGAGACAATAGATGCTATAGTTAGGGATAGTAGGTTTTTGGGCCAAAATAGTGTAATGAACATGGTCAACGCATACGCTGGAATCATTATCCCCATTAGTTTACCATACACACTTTCTCCCATCCTCTCCTTGTATAATGATATTAGAGGATGTTTAACCAGATTGGGTTCTGGCGCATTAAAATTTAACTCACCATCAATTTGCATCAATTCGCCTTCCATTCAATTCCAATTTTTTCTAAGAATTCACCTCTTATCTTGTCGTACTCTTCTTTATAGTCAGAATATCTTGTGTAATCGTTCAAGTGAGTTCTGGAGTGATAAATGAAAGAGGTTCTATCCAGACCAACAACAGATGCAATCTCATTTTGGTTGTAATTCTTCAGAAAAGTTTCTCCCAGAATTACAATAAGTGTTTTCCTAAAATAAACAAGAGGCTTCTTTCTTGATTCAACCTTAATCTCATCAAGAGAGTTTACCTCTAATCCAAATTTATTTTTCACATGCAATTTAAGCACATCAAATAATATGTCCACCTCTTTTTTATGGTCTTTTAATAGTCCCATGGTATTAACCAAAAATCTTTGATAACGGATTAGAACGAGTAAGGACAAATTTAACTTCAATAATGCCCTTTATAACCTCAGCTTCAAAGCCGCCTATCCTAAAAGTCTTATCTTCAGACTTAAAAGCCTCTACCATGCAGTGTTCTGCAGCTGCATAAATCTCATCAACTGTGGGAATTCTACTTTCTCCAGTTTCAGTATCATCCCACTTAATGTTAAAGTGAGTTAAGACCTCGCTGATGGCCTCAACGTTTAAATCCTCAAGAGTATACTTGATTTGTTCCTTTTTTGGTGTCATATTCTTTGTATTTCAAAATTTTCAAACAATTCTTTCATGAACTTACTTTGTTTAAGTTCCTTTGAATTGAAACGCCCCCTTACTTTTGTAGTTGATAATTTAATTATATTCTCCAGTAATTGACAACTATCTACTCCAACTTTTATTGGAGTCAGCTTAAAGTTTTTGTTGATGTCACACATGAAAACATCTTCATCCAGACTGTCTGTGTGAAAATCTCCACCAGCTCTAACAGTATTAGAATCAATAATTTGCTGTATTTTAATCTTATCTTTTACATCAATATTTGCCATAAACTTGAAAATTTAGCTTTTATTATACGTTACAAAAAAATAAATGTTTCATTTATCCTTTTTACCACTCTCTTTTTTTATGAAATTTCTACCTTTTTCGGTTAGCTCAATCGAGCAGTCCTTATATAACAGAAGGGGTCCGTTTGATTTAGCTAAGCCCCTTCGCCTAAGTGATTCAAATATTATATTAGCGCAGAAGCTTTCACCTATATTAAATAATAAATCGTTACTTATTGAGAGTTCGGTAATTCCAAGTTCTCTACAATATAACACCAAGGAGTGTTTGTATATTTCATAGCTCTCTTCATCACTCCTATCATCAGTATTTTTGTTGCATATCCTATGGAATGCAGTGAGAACATCGTCACCCATGTTAGTCAACCACTCATCCATAGTTTCGATGCTCTTGTCAATCACAGAACCTCCCTCTTCAGTGAGTCTATATATCATATCATCTTTCATTTGGAAGTCTTTCTGGGTATATTAATGTTTCAAGATTTTGATGTGGATTGAATACTTTTTTTCCATGATATTCAAAACCTTCGAGAATTTCGTGTTCAACAATCATTTTTATACATACCCAGGCAGTCATGACAATACTGGTCTCTGTTGCTGTTGAAACAGGTGTGGTGTGCCAACGTCCCCATCCTTTGCCAAATTCACCAGTATTAATATCTTTTCTCATGAAAGATGTTCGAATGAAGTAGTATTCTTGACCATTAATATAATCAAGTACTACTTCAAACTGATAGTCCATATCAACACATGAATATTCTGCGAATTTTATGTTTTTTAATATTTGCCTCACATCACCTATTGAAAGAGGCTTTGTTTTAATTTCTGCCATAATCTTTTATACGCAAATTTTAATTTTTTGTTTCATTTATAATTATTAGAGCTTATATTGTAGTATGAACAAAAAGAAAACAATCGTGTCATTCGATTTTGATGGCACTCTTAATGAGCATTTTTTAGGAGGCGTAAACCCCAGTGAAGATGCTATAAGGCAGTTGTTTGTGCAACTGGTTAATGATGAAGATTTTGATGTTTATATAATAACCAGGAGGTTTGGTCCAGAAAATGCCAATAAAGGCCTAAAAGATGAGCACACCACTGTTATGAAAATGTTAGATGAATTAAACATACACCTTCCAGAAGAAAAAATTATATTTACTAATAGACAGTATAAGTATTCTGTTATTAACAAATTGGAAGTTGACATACATCTTGATGATGATAGTCGAGAGCATGAGTTAATAAGAAAATTTACTAATGGAAGCTCTGTAGATGTTCAACAGCCTAACTGGAAAGAGAAATTTGATGAGCTTCTTTAAAAAGAAGTTTATGAAAGAGTTGAATATAAAAATAGGAGTTTTCCTTACAACCTATAACCAGGTGGAGATAGATTATGAGATAGAGCAGTACATGGAGAGAAATGACTCCAGTGGATGTATTGTTTTTATGGATGCACTCAGGTCGTTCAATCCAGAATCAACATACTATATTACAGAAAAAGAAGCGATTAAACTTACTGGGCTCGAACAAAAAAAGAGCAAGAAGAATCCTGATAACATGTACACCAATTATAAGGGCAATCCATTCGGTCTTCAAATAAATGAGACTAAGTTATATTTTACTGACCCCATTTTAAGTTTAAAATCCGCATTCGAGATTGGAGCTCCAGATTTCGATTTCAAAAAAGACTTTTTTCACATCAGATTAGTTAAGTAGAGGAGGAAATATTGTTAAAATATTTTTTTAGTATTGTTTTTTTTACTAACTTCGCCATCAAACAAAAAAACAATTATTATGGGATGGTGGAGTCAAGACATATATGGAGGTGATGAGCCTCTTGATTGGCAAGAAAAAATTTATGAAATCTGTGAAACTCAAGTTTACGGAGATAATCATAAGACAAGAGCAATAGATAAAGAGGTTTTATCAGAAAAAATAGAGACTATCATTAGTTTTATTGAAAAAACTGAAGAATCTAATAGCAAAAACATTGGATACCAAATTCTTGGTGCAATTATAATGCACTCTGGATTTGATATTGATGAAGTTAATGATTTGAGAAAAAAAATCATTGAGGCTTCTGAAGATGATGAATATGCAAGAGAAGATTTGGCGAGAAAAAATGTCATGAAGAACTTCAAAAATCTTATTAAAAACTACAATTTTAATGAGCCAGTTGACATATCTAAAATCAATGTATTTGAGCAATCAGATGAGGTTGAAGATGATATTTCAAAAGAGTTTAAGGAAATATTTGGAATGATGAAGTCCAGAATCAAGAAACTTGAGAGGGGTATTGAAGAAAAATCTGGTGTTAAAGAATATGACGAAGGTTATGCGGCTGCAAGCCAAGAAGAGATTGATTTTTTGACTGACTTTATGGAACTAATGTCCAAAATGGAGATGATGGGAGTTTTATTTGAAAAAATAGCTCAAGGACTTGTTGGTAATTCAAATCCTGCTGGCTCAGAAAGGGGTCTGACACGTGGTGAGGTAATAATACCTACTTCAAATTCTGGAGGAACAGGCAAAGACATAATGCCAGGATAAAATAAAGGTGGCCATCTGATTGGCTGCTATTTTGTTGAAACATTTTTTAATTAATATCGTATAATTAAAAATTTAAAAAACAAAAATAACTATGATTGTATCAGGATTACCAATTTGGATTGTATTTGCGATAGCAGTAATAATCACAGTAATTTACTATTTGAGATATAGAAAAAGTTTTATGAGCCACTGGCTTGTAGTTCTTTTTGTATTTGCTTTAAATTTCTTCTTTTTTGCTTGGGGAGTTGTTGTTTTCTTGGCTGGAGAAATAATTAGACATAAGATGAAGGGACCCAAGGTCTCCTAAAATTGAATCATGTCTAAATTTAGAAAAAGATGCCAAGGGGTCGTAAAAATAAGATTAAAGAAATAAGTAGAACTCTCGACTTACATGGAATTAAACACATTGATGTTGATAGAGTGGTTGAGAATCATATTTTTATGACCGAATACCCACACGACATAGTTACTGGTAATTCTACAGATATGCATAGACTCGCCAAGGCAGTTCTCGATAGACATAATTTTCGATATGAAATAGGTGATATTAATAATCAGGGATACCTTAGAGTGTTAGGATATTAAATGAGTTGGATTTGGCCCATACCATCTGTAGAAAAAAAGTTACCAAGTTCAATTGAGCCTGGTTCTTTTGGGTTTGTCAGAAAACATGATATTCATACTGGCGTAGATATTTATTGCGAGCCAGATAGTAAAGTTATTGCTGTTGAGAGTGGTGTTGTAAAAAATATAGAAGCATTCACTGGGTCCAACGCTGGTTCACCATGGTGGCGAGATACAGATGCTGTTTGGATTGAGGGTGAAAGCGGTGTTGTTGTATATGGGGAACTTGAATCAAGCGTAGTGGTGGGGCAAATTATATCTGCTGGAGATGTCATTGGGGTTGTTAAGACTGTTTTAAAAAAAGACAAGGCTCTTCCGATGACAATGCTTCACATGGAGTTGTACAGCATTGATATGACTGAGACAGTTTGGTGGAAGCATGGTCAACAAAAGCCAAAAACCCTCCTTGACCCAACTCCTAATTTGAATAAAATAAATCAATAAGTATGAGACAAAATCAAATATTCCCAGCAGTAGGTGATACATGGAAATCCACTACAGAAACAATGCATTTTCATCGTGACATGAACTATAAGATTTCTAAGATTTTCCAATCAAGTAATGGATTGATTATATTCATGACCGATAAGTATGGGTGGGATATTCCAAAGAAGCTTGGTAGCTTCGAGGCAACTACAAAAACTCAGTCAGACATGTTCAAGAGAATGAAGAAGTCAAGAGTTAATTTTATGATTGAATCTGGTGCTGAATTATTGCTATGCAACGGTCATCACTATGACTGGGAGAAAAATTGTTTCTTCAACCTTGGGCTTGGGGTTCATTATTGCTCATATCCTGATGCAATCGGGTGTATTGAGGAATATAAGATAGAATTCCCTATAGAGGGTGGTCGTAAGCACTTTTCTCAGAGTAAGCAGATGATTTATAAAAATGAAGAATTTTATAAATACTTTGATAATAGATTAAGTAATGATGAATGGGATTGGAAATTTCACTTACCAGGCGTTAACTCAGACGTTCAATATAACATTGACCTTAAACAATATATAAAAGATTCTCAATTTCCATTGTATATAAGAGAAGTCGTGGAACTTGATGAGCTACATTTGCCTCATGAATTTCAAAATAGAACAAGAAATTGGAGTGATAAGTCATTTCAAGATTTTGAAAACGAAATGTGCTTGATGATTTTTGATTCTGGTACTGATAATTCGATTGATGATACTGGAGTTATTAAAGACATAATGATTGCATACCGAGACCTCCCTTCCTCACACTCAGCAACCTCGGTTTCAAAACTATTGCTTGGTAAGTCAAAGGTGGAAAACAAAAATGTTGCTCATTTGAGTAGTAAATATGCTGGTCTCATAAAACAACCTCAAATGTTTGAATTGGCTTCTGAAGTTGAAGCATTTCTTTATCACAAGAAAATATTTGCCACTAAGGAAGAATATTCTTCTGGAGAAGAGTGGAGAGGTGCTTTTGAATTCATTGGTAGCAAACATATCAATACTGAAAAACTTGAAAAAATATTAAATTCATAACTATGTGTATTACATCAGCTAAAGCAAAATTATCTAAGACAAGAATCATGTCTATGGCTCTTGATAACGGGAGACACTTAATGTCTTATAGTAATAAGGCCCAGAATATGTCTGGGGAGAAAAACTCAATGATTCTGGCAATACCAGGAAAATTAAAGAGAGAGTGGTTTATGGACACCACAAATTACAATAAGTTTCTGGAAAACATAGAGGACCAAGCTCACTTGGACTACGATGAGAGTCATGGGATTTACTCAAGAAGTTTATCTTTTAATTCAAAGGGTTTTGACCGATTCAATCTTGGAATGTATGATGTTCTCATTGCAGAGGATGTTAGAGATATTGTAAAGCGATTAGGGGCCACGGGTCCTAAAGTTTCTGAAGAACTAATTAATTTCTTTGAAACCAACTACAAGGGATGGAGCTTTGTGTTTTGTATATTTGATGGGAGCGAAGAAATGGACTCTCAACCAGTAACATTTGAGTACGAACCTTTTCATTATAACTGGCTATATTTTCCTACAATGGATTCTCATGAGGGTGGAGCGCCAAGTCTTAATGAGAAAGTTAGTATGGACCACACGCTCATCTATGAATATCCAGGTCTTGCAAATAGGGTTGTAAATAATGTAAAGTTCTCACAAGAAGTTCCTGAGGTTCTTAAGAGAAGAAATTACGTGGCAACCAAATGGAAAAAATCCATGATTAATGGAGATATGTACATTAATTTCGAAACACTTCAAAAATATACAAAAGACAAAACTTTTTGCTATGACGGATTCAAGAGATTGACAGCACATCCAGAGTCAAAAATATTTGCACAATAACAACCTTGAAACATTTTCAATAAAATTTCGTATAACAATCAATGAATGCTGAAGAAAAAATAAAATCAAGAGAATTCCTTAAACCAAAATTTAGAACTAAGTATCAAACTACAGAGTTTGTATACAAGGCTCTTGACGTTGCAGAACAACAGGTTGAGGAACTTTTAAAGAAGATTGAAGAATTAGAAAAAAATAAATAAGTATGAAAAGAGATGTTTACAATACGGTATTTTATAGTGGAGAGGAAAACTCAATTTGGCAAACATTTGAGGGCGAAAGAAAACCTATAAATGAAATTGACCACCAACACTTGTCAAACATTTATTACTACATGAAACACATTCTTCCTGGAGCATATGAAGCTCATATTGTTAAGTTAATAACAAATGAAATCGCTCATAGATTTGAAGATGTTCTATTGCCATATAGACCACTAAGAAGGTTCAAACAAGAAATGGATGTTCTACAAAAGAAGGGTTGGTTGTGGCCGAAGCCAAGTGGTATTGGTCACAATATAATAATTAATGGAGAGTGGGTTGGAGAGGTTGATGAATCCCTTGCATAAGCGAAACATTTTTAATTTTAATTCGTATAACTAAAAATTGAAAATCATAAACTAACAAAAAATGAAACAGATTACTTTAATTTTAACACTATTAATAACACTGACTTTAACTTCCTGCGATAACGTTGGAAAAGCCACTAATTCCACAAATTGTAAAGACAGATTTGATGTAAAACTTACTGATGGAGCAGCTATGTGGATTTATGATGGCAAGATAAGTGATGGATATGTTAAGGGAAATGATGAGATGGGACATAGGGTCTTCCTTCCACTTAGTCAAATATCATTAATCACTATAGTTGAGTGCAATAACAGAAGGTAAATAATGAAAGAAAAGAAACAGGTAGAGGGAGTAGTTGAGTTATCAAGAAATGGCCACGCTCACCTTGTTGCAAAAAATAAAGAGTTTAAAGACTTGTTTGTTAACAAGAAAAATCTTGGACAAGCCCTCGATGGAGACTTAGTTAGTGCTGAGATAATTCAGGATAAAAGTGGAAAGGGCAGTGGAGAACAAGCTAAGGTAATTGGTGTTGTAACAAGAAAAACTCTTGATTTCTCTGGTGTAATAGACATCAATGAAGAAAAGAGATATGCTTTTGTGAGAACTTCTGACAGTAAAACTCCAGTTGATTTCTATGTTCCAGTGGAAAATCTTGGTGGAGCAAAAGACGGAGAAATTGTGGTTGTGAGATTGCAGCGATGGAACAAAAAAGATAAGAATCCAACAGGAATAATTGTTAAAGTAATCGGTAAAGCTGAGGCTCACGAGACCGAAATGGGGTCAATCATGTTTAAGCATGGAATTGACTACACTTTCCCTCCAGAAGTTGAAGCTGAGGCAAATGCAATTCCAGTAGAAATACCAGAAAGCGAAATTCTTAAGAGAAGAGATATGCGTGATGTATTAACCATCACAATTGACCCTGAGAGCGCAAAAGACTTTGATGATGCTATATCATTTCAAAGACTTAAAAATGGAAACTATGAAATTGGTGTTCACATTGCCGATGTGACTCATTATATTCGACCAGGAAGCGCTCTTGACAAGGAGGCATACGAGAGGGCAACTTCTGTATATCTTGTTGATAGATGCATTCCAATGCTTCCAGAGAGACTTTCTAATGGAATATGTAGCTTGCGTCCAAATGAAGATAAACTTACGTTCTCAGTCATCTTTGAGATTTCAGAAAACGGAGATGTTCTTAAGCATAGCTTCAAGAAGACTGTTATTAATTCTAACACGAGATTTTCGTATGAGCAAGCACAAGAAGTAATTGAGGCAGCGGTTGGTGGAATTAAGATAACTGCAATGCAGGGTGTTAGTGGTAATGTTGAATCTTTTGAGTGCATACCAGTATTAAATGATATTGCAAAGAAGTTAAGGGCGCAAAGATTTAAGGAAGGTGCCATTACTTTTAATAGAAGAGAACCAAGTTTTGTTCTTGATGAAGCTGGAGTTCCAGTTGATGTATTCTTTCACGAATCTGCGGAAGCCCATCAATTGATTGAAGAATATATGCTTCTTGCGAATAGATATGTTGCAACCTATTCATATGGACTTACAAAGCCGTATGTTTACAGAACGCATGACTTGCCGAGTGAAGATAAACTTCAGGAGTTGAGTGCATTTGTTAAGCAATTTGGATATTCCTTCAACACTTCAGGAAGTATTGAGCAAACAAAAGCATCGCTTAATGAAATGTTGAAACAAGCTGTTGGAAGCGGTGAGGAAGCGATGATTTCAAATCTTGCAATTCGTTCAATGTCGAAAGCTGTTTATTCTACTCAGGTGATTGGTCATTATGGTCTTGGATTTAAGCACTACAGCCACTTTACAAGTCCAATCAGAAGATACCCAGATGTAATTGCTCACAGGTTATTGTGGGAATATTTGAAGGGTAAGAATGGAGATGTCTCAAAACTTGGTTCTCAGTGTGAGCATTGTAGTGATATGGAAAATAGAGCTGCTAAAGCCCAGAGGGAATCAATCAAGTATAAGCAGTGCGAATACTTGAAGGATAAGGTTGGAGAGGTTTTTCTTGGAATTATATCAAGTGTCACAGATTTTGGTATCTTTGTAGAGATTATTGAAAATGGCTGTGATGGACTCATTAGTAAAGAGACTCTTGAGAGTGGAAATTTACATATTGACCAAGAGAACTTCTGTGTGAATAACTTTAACAACGGAGAAAGTTATAGACTTGGTGATGAGGTAACAATTCAAGTTGCTAAAGTCAACATGACAAGAAAACAAGTGGATTTTAAAATCGTATTATAAACTAAAAACAAATAACAATGATTACATTTTTTATCGTATCAGGAATATTGGGAGCAATAATTCTTGGAGTTGTCCTTAAGGTGAGAACAATGCCAAAGTATAAATTATCTAAGGAAGATTACCAAAGTGGTGAGAAGAAGTGGTTTGTGAAAATCAGAAAAGGATTATCATATTACTATCTTGAGCAAACTCATGATGCGCCTGGATTTGAGAATGACATATTCAAAACAAGCAAGCATCAGTGTGGACCTCAGGAGACAGAATTTCTTGCAGAAAAAATAATCATCAATCACCGAATGACAACAGTCAGTGGTATTGAAATAGAAGGAGAATAATGAAATACGTAATTAGCGCAATAATTTATACCATCCTATTTTCACTTGTTATAGGATTGGTAGACTTGCTTATTTCAGGAAGTTTTATGGATGGATTTTTTCCAACAAATGACGGAGCCTGGGCCAGGTGGGTTGTAAGAGGTGTTTTTGTAACTTATATGACCATAAAAAGACCATTTAATGGAATCGGATAATACAGAAAAATCAGGGCCATATTTCATAGAAATAGTCCTATACTACATAAGTAGTTTCTTCTTGCTTAGCGCATTTGTTTATTCAATTTCGAGCACACCCGATAAGTGGTTCTCAAGACTTTGTATATCAATTTTTGCCTTGGGATTTGCTGGCATAATTCGGGCAATCAGGAAATCCAGAAAATAATTTGTAGATTACCTGAAAATGATATACCTTTGTTGTCTAACTTAAATAATAGACAACATGAAATTTGTTACAATTGACATTGAGACAACGGGTGTTCCAGGTAAGGATGGAAATCTTGAAGACCTTCAAATAATTGAATTTGGAGCTGTAATTGAAGATACCAACAATCTCCTTGCACTCGATGACCTTCCTCAATACAACAGAATCATTCGACATGAGCAGTACAAAGGTGGAGCCTTTGCAATAAATTTGAATTCAAGAATTTTTAAGATTCTTGCTGAGCGTGAAAACTATAAGAGAGGAGAAGAGCGAGATGCTTATGATAAGCATCATGGGATAATTGAACTCAAGGAACTTGCAAGAGACTTTTTTGACTTTTTATATCCACACTTCGGCAAAAAAACAGAGGATGAATTTACACTGGCACTCGGTTCAAATTATCAGGAGGCTCCATTTGTGATTACACCTGCTGGAAAAAACTTTGATGCATTTGACAGAAAGTTTATTGACCTCATTCCTAAGTGGAGTCAGTACATTAGTCTTCGTCATAGAACAATTGACCCAACAAGTATGTATGTTGATTGGTTCAAGGACGATGCGCCTCCAGGGCTTGGAGATTGCCTCTCAAGAGCTGGAGTTCCAAAGGTTGTCACACACAAGGCTGTTCAAGATTGTCTTGATACGCTATTAGTGATTAGAAAAGAATATGAAATTAAGAAGCCATGGATGAAATAGCAAGAAGAGAAATTAGATGTGTAGTTTCTCAGATTAAAAAAGAAAGAGAAGTTAGACAAAATCTTTCAGATAGTACATTGTCTGATGGAAGAAAAGAGCAAATAATTGAAAAAAGAAAAGGAGAAGTTCGTAGGAGATATGGATTTTCTATGGATGATGGCCTAAAAGTTTAAAGATATGACACAAGTAAAGAAAATAATTAAATACCCAAGCACTCTTCAATTTAGAGGTGTTGTAAAGACTATTAATGAGAGAATTGCATTCATTGGACTTGATGAAAATGGCAATGCTATGTATGACCCATCTATTAAGAAGCCAACCCTTACTTTTAAGGGAACTGTTAAGCTCCATGGAACAAATGCTGGTGTTTCATACAACAATATTCATGGTATGTGGGCCCAATCTAAGGAGCAGATAATCACGATTCAAAGTGATAATGCTGGATTTGCATTTTTTGCTCACTCCAATGAAGATTTTTTTGTAAATTCTTTGAAAAAATTTGCAGAGGATAATGGGATTGACCTTGACACGAACACAATTACCGTATATGGCGAGTGGGCTGGTCCTGGAATTCAAAAAGGAATGGGAATAACAAACATCCCAGAGAAAGCTCTTTTTGTTTTCGGTGTAAAAGTTTCTAAGCCAGGTGATGAGGATTTCGTATCCTACTGGATTGATGCAAGTAAATTTCCTGTGAGTAAAGAGGATAGGGTGTACAACATTCACGACTTTGAGACATATGAAATTGATGTTGACTTCAATAGGCCAGACCTTGCTCAGAATAAGATGATTGAAATCATGCTTGAAGTTGAGAGAGAGTGTCCAGTTGCAAGAGAGCTTGGTTACATTGGAATCGGTGAGGGAAATGTTTGGAGTGTTGAGTTTAAAGATACACTTTACAGATTTAAGGTTAAGGGCGAGAAGCACGCTGGAAAATCTAAAGTTAAAACATTGAAGCCAGTTGATAATGAGAGGCTCAATAAAATACATGAAATTGTAAACAAGGTTACTCCAGCATGGCGCTTGGACCAGATGGTTACAGAATCTTGTGACCTTAACAATGGGGGAAACATTGATAGAGCTAAACTTGGTGATTATCTTAGAATGGTAATCAATGATGTTATGAAGGAGGAAATGGACATCATCAGCGAGGCTGGTCTTGAACCAAAAGATATTAATAAGCACGTTTCTCAAGTTGCAAGAGAATACTTTTTTGAAAAAGAAAGAGAAGACCTTGGCGTTTAATACCATGATTATTAAGCATTACCATAGAAATAAGGGTGAAATCATTAAGATGATTGAGCATCTAAATAAGATGGACTACCCTCTTAATCTTAAGAGGAGTAACCATCTTTTTGTTGGTTTTGATGGAGATTTTCCAGTTTGTTTTCTGGGTTTAAATCAAAGGTCTGGATATTATTATTATAGGGGTTGTTATGTTCTTCCTGAATACAGGGGAATTGGGCTCCAGGTTAAAATGCTCAATGTATCATTTGAGAAGCTGAGAGAATTTGGTATTGATAGGGTTAGTAGCCTTGTTCATACTAAAAACAATTACAGCCTTAAAAATGCTCTGAGTGTTGGTTTTGAAATAACTGGTAGAAGAAAAGAAAACTATCACATACTAAAAAAAATATGATGGATAAAGAACTTGAAGGGCTTGAGTACGATAATCTTGTGCTTGACCAAAATGTACATAAGTTAATTGGAAAGCTAACAAAGCTTCAGGATGGTAATGTGGGAGATGTGGAAATTGATGAAGGCGCAGTATGGCTTGTCACTGGTCTTGGATACCTTAGCAAAGAAGCTCCAGACCAAATAATCCAAACCTCTCTTGATGACACCATAATCCTAAGTAAATCTAAGCTAATTGAGTTCATCAAGAATAAAAAATAAAATTCATATAATAAAAAAGGAGAGTAATTAAACTCTCCTTTTTTTATGGCGCAATGAATGAGTTGACAATATCTGTTTTAATCAACAGCTCTTTTAGAGAAGTCTGTCTTGTTCTTGGGTCAACGTTATCAATTGCCCTGTTAAAAGCCTTTCTTTGACCAACAAATACAGCTAACTTCTTTGCTCTTGTCAGTCCTGTGTAAACAAGATTTCTATATAACATTCTGCTATACTGAGACATAACAGGTAGGATAGCACAATCAAACTCTGAGCCCTGACTCTTGTGTATTGTAATTGCGTAGGCAAGCTCCAACTCCATCATGTCAATTTTCTTATACTTAACAACTCTGTCATCTCCAAATTTAATCTCCGCAGTCCCAGAAACCTCTTCGATGTATTGAATCCAACCAATATCGCCATTGAATACCTCAATGTCGTAGTTGTTGATAGTATGGATAACCTTGTCTCCTTCTCTAAAAATTCGGTCCTTAAGTTTTATTTCATTCTTTCCTTTAGCAGATGGGTTTACAGATTCTTGTATGATTTCATTCATTCTAAGAGTTCCAAGGTCACTAATCCTCATTGGTATGAGGATTTGAATATCTTTGGTATTATGATACTTATTGATAATATCAATATAAAGATTCTTGGTCATTTCAACAACATCCATACCATATCGAAGCGAACTCCATTGTGGATATTCACTTTTCGATTTACCATGTTCTCCAAGACCAGAATCAATAAACATACAATCAGTTCCATCTTTCCAAATTTGAGGCTCGGTTAGCGGAGAATTAATATCTGGATGCTCTCCATGATTTATCTTGTGAGCATATGAAATAATTTTTGATTCTTGTCCTTGTCGAAATATTTGTGTCAATTTATATGTTGGAACCACTCCGCTTTCAATTAAGTCTTTGAAGAAGTTGCCTGGGCCAACAGGCGGAAGCTGGTCAACGTCACCGATAAATAAAACCTGGCAATTATCAGGAACAGCTCTCAATATAGAGCTTGCCAAGTTTATGTCAAGCATAGAACTCTCATCAATAATAAGAAAGTCGCACCAGAGTGGGTTTTTTTCATTGTGCATGAATCCATAATTTTCTGGGTCCCAACCAAGAAGTTTATGTACAGTACTGGCTTGCACTCCAATTACCTCAGTCATTCTCTGAGCAGCCCTTCCAGTTGGGGCCGCAAGTGCAATTGATTTTCCTAAATTTAGAAGAGCCTCAACAACCGCTTTTGTCATTGTTGATTTACCAGTACCAGGACCTCCAGTTAAAATAGAAATCCCTCTGTTTATTATGCCGAATACACCCTGTTTCTGTTCTTTGCTAAGTTCTACACCCCTATACCCCTTGAGTATAATATCTTCATCATATGTAGCATTAACATCTCCCAGAAGAAGTCTGCCGACTATATTGGCACAATGATTCTCGTTGTAGTATAGTTTTTTTGAATAATACCTCACTGGCTCATCTTCAACTGCATACATCATGATTTCATGGTCCTGAATCATATACTTCAAAATATTTGAAACCCTATCTCTGATGTCAACACCAAGAAGTTCTGTTGAGCTAATTGTAATTTGTTCCTCAATAAGATAGCAGTGGCCATCAAGGCTACCAGATTCTAATATGTGCATGATGCATGCTCTTATCCTCGCCTCACTATCAAGTTCAATACCAACTGAAAGTGCAATATTATCTGCGTACTTAAAGCCGATTCCCTTAATATCTCTTGCAAGTGTATATGGATTTTCTTTAATTTTCTGAACACAACCTTTTCCATAGTGCTTGTAAATTTTGGCAGCATAGATAGTTGATATTCCAAATTGTTGCAAAAACATCATTACATCATTAATTTCCTCATTATCTTGCCACGAGCTTTTTATAGCTTCAAGTTTTTTTGGAGATATTCCAGGAACCAAAAGAAGTTTGTCGATGTCTTCATTGAAAATTCGTATTACATCATCTTTAAAATATCCAATTATTCTTCCAGCTATTACTGGTCCAATTCCTGGAAAAAAACTTGATGATAAATATGCTTTTAAGCCCTCTTTAGTATTTGGAGGAACCTCAAACACAGATTTTGCCTTCATCTGTTTTCCAAATCTTGGATGTGTACTCCACTCCCCCTCAAACTCATAGGTTAGACCCTCATGGATGGTTGGATGATAAGCGTTAACTACAATAGGGTCATTTTGGTTGGGTAATTCTACACTAAGTATGTGATAACCATTATCTCTTTTGTGAAAAATTATTTTTTCAACTATTCCTGTTATTTTTTTCGCCTGAGTGTCGCTCATGATTGTTTCTGTTATTTAATGTTTTGCAAATATAGATTAAAAAAATATGTCATACAATTTTTTTGAATGGAAAAAATGATATATATTTGCACTGAGAGATAATAATTTAAAAAAACAACTAATGGCAGAGAAAACAATTTTAGATGCCCCGATGAAGAGAAATCTTTTCTTCACAAAGCAAGTAGACCAAGAGTCTATATCTACACTTACACAGGAGATAATAAAAATTTCTGAACACGATGAAGAGCTTAAAAGACATTATGCACTTCACGACATCGAATATCATCCAAAACCAATCAAGATATACATTGATTCTTATGGCGGATATGTGTATCAATGTTTTGGATTACTGAGTGTAATGGAGAGAAGTACAACCCCTATTCATACAATAGTTACTGGAGCTGCAATGAGCTGTGGTTTTATGATGCTTATTTCTGGACACAAGAGATTTGCCCATAAGTTATCAACTCCACTTTATCATCAAGTTAGTTCTGTGGCCTGGGGAAAACTTAAGGATATGGAAGAAGATGTCGAAGAAACAAAGAGACTTCAAAAATTGCTTGAGCAAATAACTCTTGAGAAAACAAATATTGGTCAGAAAAGACTAACAGAGGTGTACGAGAAAAAGCAGGATTGGTATATGTCTGCAGAAGAAGCCCTTAAACTTGGGGTTGTTGACGAAATTCTTGAATAATTTAAAATACTAAAACGATGCATTTGCTGTTGTTGAAGGGCTTATAAAAGTTGTCACTGAAGTTATTGGTGGAAATTATAAGCGAAAAAATAAAAAAGATATGAAAGAATTTATTGATGAATGTGAGTTTACTCATTTTTTGTATGAGAACTACGATGAAGCTACTGCCGAGGAAGTAGATAGAGATTTTTGCGATTCTTTTGGGTCATGTGCTATGAACACATTTTATAGAAAAGATAATCCAGAAGATAAGTTTGATGAATGTATGAATGCTTTCATTGACAAAAAAGGGACTAATGGGAAGGTTCAATTAATTTTTACCAACTAATGAAAAAACTAATTATTGTAAGCGTTCCTTATTATGAGGCATTCTTTGACCAGGATGGAATTTACATCAAGTCCATTCATGAGAATGATGCTGATTATAGAGAATATTTTGATGGTTTATTTGGGCACTTTGGAATTGAAGTAGAGAGATTTAATCTCTCCAAAGATTTAAGTCACAGGATTGATGTTGGAATGCATGCAGATAAGGAATTGAGTGACTTCATATTGGATATTAAAAATGAAATAAAAAAACATGGATAAAGAAACTGCAGAATTAATTGTTGATAAGATTATTGACGATTTAAACGGAAGAAGAGGCTGTGGAATTGACTCGTTTGATGATGAAATTCAGAGTGAAATCAGAAACTCATGGATTAACATAGCAATGGTCACTAAGCCTATAAAAAAAGAAGTTATAAAAGTTATTAAGGCTGAATATTATGATGATGATACACAGCTGGTAGATAATCCGCATGAGTATATTAAAGAATTTATTCATCGTGACTGTAATTACCAAATAGAGGAGGCATATGGCGATGAACTTCCTGATGGAGGCTTTGATTGTAAGTTGTATTTTTTATTGAACAAAAAATATTACTGTATTGATATTAACTGCGGAACTCGATGGGAAGGTGGATGGTCAAGCAGAAGAAACTTTATTGATGGCATTAATATTAAAAGTATCACAGACTTTAGCGTAGATGAAGAAAAAATGCAGATAAAATTTATATAAAATGAAAAGAATTGTAATATTAAGTGGTGCTGGTTTAGATAAAGAGTCAGGAATAGAAACTTTTAGAGACAGTGAAGACTCTTTGTGGAATAACTACAAGGTAGAAGATGTGGCAACACCTATGGGCTTCCTTAAGGACCCAGGTCTTGTTCTTGACTTCTATAATCAGAGAAGAAGACAACTTGCTGCAGTTGAACCAAATCAAGCTCATTATGACCTCGCTACTCTGGAGGATTATTATGATGTAGTTCACATAACTCAAAACGTTTCAGATTTACTTGAGAGAGGAGGTTCAACTAATATTTTGCATATACACGGTGAGTTGACCAAGGCAAAAACAAATATGACTCCAGATAAGATTTATGACATTGATTACAATGATATTAACTTAGGCGACCTTGGAGAAGATGGTTGTCAACTTAGGCCAGATGTAGTGTGGTTTGGAGAATCAGTAACAAAATTGACAGATGCAGAGAGAATTGCGAAGACTGCTGATATTTTTATAATTATAGGAACTTCTCTTGGGGTATTTCCTGCAGCAGGGCTTATGATGCTTGCCCCAAAGACAACTCCAATATATTTGGTTGACCCAAATGTTCCAGAGGGTATGATTTATCAGGATAGGGTTACGTTTATTCAAGAGCCAGCAACAGTTGGTGTTGCCAAGTTGGTTAGTGAATTAATTGAAAAAGCTCTCGCTGAATGAAATACATTTACTCAATAAGAAATAATCCATCAGGAGTTATGAGCATTTTTAACTCGATGACAATAGAAGATAGGGTTGAGGCCCTGGTGGATGTTGTTAGGGATATAAAAGTGTCATATGAAGACACGGAGGATGAATTGAAATATCGTTTGTCTGGAGACATGGTTAATGAGAATGTTGAAAAATTTCTTCTAAACTATCAAGACTATATGAATTGTATAAAGCTGAATTCTCACATTGAAGACAAAAAAGAATTAATTTCAAAAGTTGTTGAAAATTTAAAAAAACATGATTGATTTAAAACAAATAGCTCTTGAAATTAGAGAGATAATTTCTAAGAAGCAAGAGGAGATGTCTTTAAGCTTTGTTGAGGATACACACACCTATTACATAAAAGGCTTAGATGGAAATATAACGAGTGAGCTTCCTTCGGTATCAACGGTGCTTAAGGCATTCTATCACCACTTTGACTCCACAACAACAAGAGCATTTCAAAATTGTAATGGAAACATAGACTTACAGAAGAGCTTACTTATGGAGTGGGACCAAAAGGGGAGTTATTCAACAAATATGGGCTCCAGGGTTCACTACATATTAGAACAAGAGCTTGTTAATCAATATGGTGGATATAAGGAAGTTCGTCAGCCAATATTCGAGTGTGACGATGAGCAAATTGCAACTGGAGACTCAATGATTGCTGCTGGAAAAGAATTTATCGACCTCATGCATGAGAGAGGCGCTGTGCTTCTTGATACTGAGATGGTTCTTGGCTCAGCTGAATTTGGATATACAGGTCAGCCAGACAAGGTTTGGCTCATGCTTGATAAGAATGGTGAAATTGGAATTGTTATAACTGACTGGAAGACCAATCAGCCAAAGAATTTTGAGGTGCAGTCTTGGACAAAATTACTACTAACACCTTTTGAAAAATATTGGGACACCTCTCTTGGTCACTACTACGTTCAAATTCCACTCTATGCAAAGTTATTAATTAAAATGCTTGAGGGCACAAAGTACTCAAATATAAAGTTTCTTGGTGGAGTTGTAGTTCTTGTTAGAAAAGAGGGTTTCTATGAGGAACATAGAATTCCAAGAGATGTTGTTGATACTATTTTTAATATGAATGTTCAGTCTGTTCTTAAAGAGAGAAAAGAGCATATCAATAAGCATAAGTTCTTAGAAAAGAGGGATAAGCAACTTATTAATTCTTAAAAAATAAGCAGCATGATTTGGTTTAAAAAAAATAAAAAAGAAAGTAGGGTTGACGTTATAAAAAATGACTTGAATCTTTTAGAAAAAGAGAGAAGTAGATATTATTCTGAAGTAATAATCAATTTGATTCATGGCTCATGCAAACAGGGTAGTGGAGTTATAAACTTATCGAGTATCAAAGGTTTCTATGGTTATTATAAATTTGAAGATGTTATTGTTTATTATGACAAGGAAATAAGAGATATTTTAATCGAAGAGGAAGTTGCATCTTATTTTGCATCAGGGAATACATTGGTTGTTACAATTGATGAGGATAGGGTTGCAAATTTGAAATATGAACTATTATGAAATAATTCAATAAATTGTAGGATATGGGAATATTTGATTGTTTAATAGATAGTGGACGAGAGCCAAAGGTTGGGATGGAATATATCTATGACTTAGATATGGCTTGGCCAATATATGGAAAAGATGACACAAGAAATAGTTCTTTTGTTGAGGGTAAGAAAGATGATATTTATGTTCACTCACAAGGAGAGCTCGATTCTTTGTCATATAAACCCTATTCAATAAAAGTTAAAAAGGGTATCATAGTCACTGATGTTGAATCAAAAAAGCGTGAAGATGGCTATCATCTTGGTTATGACTTTACAATTAAGGATTATGGCATCAGGTGTCATTGCAACTACCCATGGGCCTTTTGGGAAAATACACCAGATAATCTTATGAAGATTGAAGAGTATAAGATAGAGCAGAAAAAGCTTGATGAGCAAGAAAAGCTTGTGAAGAGGCTTAGAAATAATATTGACCAATTAAGTCTATAATAATGAAAATGAGTAGAGAACAAAAGAATGATGCTGCTATAATGGATTGTTATGTGGAGCTGTTCGCAAATAGCACACCTCCAGCAGACTTTAAGGAACTTATGGAAAATGCTCCAATTAATGAGCGTGGACAAAAGGAAATTGACTTTATGGCCCATGAAATAGATGAGGAGAGATATGATGAGATTATTGCGCTAATGATTAAAAAGCATAGATTTAAGGGATACAAAGTGCAGATGTTTAAAAATACAATTGCACTTGGGTGTTGTCCAAAATTCAAAAAAAAAGAAAATGAATAAAGACCTACAAGAGTACATAAAAGGCTTATCTCTGAAGGATAAGAAAAATCTATCTCAGAAGCTTGGGAAGGTTATGGAGGAGGCTGGAGAACTTGCGAGAGTTGTTCTTCCCTATGATAATGCAGATGGAACAACTCACCGCTTCGTTGAAAGGGAGAAAGTTCTTGAGGAGTCAGTTGATGTCATATTAACTGCAATATCAATGGCCTATGAGCTTGGATTTAGTCATGATGACATTGAAGAGATGATGTGGAGAAAGGCTGAGAAGTGGCAGGGAATTCAATCAAAGGATGCAAAGGTTGAATATCCGATTCCATATGAGATTCATGTGACTGTTGACTTAAGCAAAAGAATACTTTGGTTTAAAGATGTCTGCAGGCAAATCGGGGTTAAGCCAATTGTGCTTGACCTTGAGAATGGTGGTGAATCTGTTATGAAAGATGTAATGACTTCATCTCACATAATTGGAGATAATACAAGTGCATACAATGAGTGCTCAAGAATTTCAAGTGAGCTTGAAAGAAACGGTTTTACTGTTTTAAGGAAGAAGATTGAGACAGTTCCATGGCATCCAGCAGCTCCATCAGAGCTTGGAGACAAGATGCCTGAGGATTGCTACTTTGAGGCTCATGTTGGCTGCATTATCTTTGACCACGAGGAGGCTAAGCTAAGTCGAGTAATTGACGACCTTGATGTTCACTTATCCAAGAACTTCTTCAAGAAGAAGGAGGATGGAAGGTTAGTGAAAATGATTACAATGAGAAAGTATAATGGGCTATACGATGACTTCATCGTTGAGCTTGATAGGCTTAAGTCAAGACTAAGTGCAAATAACATTGATTTCGAGAAAGTGATTACAGAGTTCTCAATTTACGATACAAAAGTAAGTCACGATTTTAAGTGGCTTGAAAATAAAAAGCAAGAAGCATGAGCAAGTTTAAAATTAAGAGAAGGTTTCCAAATTACATGACTGGATTTGAGGAAACAGAGCACTTTGTTGATACGGTAGAAGAGCTTGAAAAAGTTGATTGGATTGATAATTGGAAATCTGAGGCTTCAGGTTTTTATAAATTTGCGATAAGCAAAAGCAAATCTGAAATTAATGAGTATCATCACTTGATGGCTCTATTAAATTATGATGAGAAGTTTGGTGGTTGCAAGAGTTGGTGGGTTATTGGATACATAACTGGAGATAACGTTGATGAGCTTGGTCTTGAAGAATATCATAAATTAATTGGAGACCACCTTGATGGATGTTCTCAGAAGGCCTGGCAACACGATGAGTGTACTTGTGGATTTAGAAAATAAAAAATAAATTATGAAAGATTTAGAAATTGAAATTGAAAATAGAACCAAAGAAACTACAAAGAGAGAGTTTTTTATGGTGGACCTAATTGTTGGTGAGCAAAAAATTGACACAGGAGAAAATCCAATATCAAGCCACTCATTTTGGAAAGATATGGAAGACCAGGCTCAGAGAGCAATTTACAGGATTGAAAAAAATAATCCAACAATGAGTTTTAATTTCAACATGTCAACCATGGGCATGAGTGATGAGCAACTGGAGCAAAGATTTAGGACCCACATAAAGTCGAGGTATGCAGATGTTGATGTTGACAAGCTTTTTGACCTTATTGATAAGGGAGTTGGAGAAATTGCAGCAACAGGCCCAGATGACAACCACCCAAATCCATTCATGAAATTTCCAATAGGGAGTCATATGACAAAAAGTTTTATTATCTCAGTTCTTGATAAATTTTTAAAAGTAGAATAAAATGCTTACATCAAAATGGGATAAAAGATTTATGGGTTTGGCTAAAATGGCAGCCACATGGAGTAAGGACAGGTCAACTGGAGTTGGAGCTGTAATAGTTAATGATAAGAAAAAAGTTTTAAGTGTCGGCTTCAACGGATTTCCTCGTGGTGTTGATGACGATGTTGAATCTCGTCACACAAGACCAGAAAAAAATCACTATGTGGTCCACGCAGAACGAAATGCCTTAGATGAAGCTGAGACAAGTCTTGTTGGAGCAACAATATATTGCACATTCTTTACCTGCGCCACTTGTGCTCATGGAATCATTCAAAAGGGCTTGAAGAAAGTTGTGGCTCCAGAGCCAGACTGGAATGCAGAGAGATATGCTGAATCACAGAAACATGCAATGGAGATGTATAGGGAGGCTGGAGTTGAAGTTGAGTTCTATCGTGAGCCTGCAGACACTCTTATTGCAGTATGGGAAATCGGATGTGGTGGCGGACGTGTGCATGATGTAATAACAGCAGATAAATTTAGTTTATACATTGATAAGTATATGAAAAAAAAGATTAATCAAGGGATAAACATTACTCAACACAGCATAAATGAAAATCTTGGTTTGATAGAATTTTTGGTTGATAATAAAGAAAAGTTGTATCTTTACTACGGAAATTATGAATTGAACGAATTTATTTTTAAAAGATGAAAGAATTACTTGAAATTATAATTAAGGATTGCCTTAAGAGTGGGGTTAAAGTTAGCAATGAACTTGCGGAAGATGGCTCAATCGCATATAGAGTTGGTGGCTTCTCTAAGTCTGGAGATGCATTTTTGTATGCAGAAGAAAACGCTGTTGTTTGCAAGACAAGATACGATAGAATAGACCACATTCTAACATTTAGAGATTTGGCTTATGTAGCCTATGATTGGTACCAAGACTACAAAGACCGAGAGCCATTTCAGAATCCAGACCGAAATTGGGAAAAAGTTTTCCTGGACTTAAAATTCGGACAAAGTGCTCATGAAATCAATGACTTACCTTTCTAAGTAACATTTTATAATTATTTGCGTATAAGCAATTATGGGAAAATCAGATAACACAGTTAATGTAAAAAACAGGAAAGCTTCATATAATTATGAGTTTTTAGAAGAAGAGGTTGCTGGAATATCTCTCTTCGGTTCTGAGGTTAAATCTATACGAAATGGAGATGTTAGTATTGGAGAGGCCCACTGCTTTATCCAAGATGGAGAAGTGTTCATAACGGGAATGCACGTTGCTGAGTATAAAGAGTCTGGAAGAGGTAATCACGACCCCTATAGAAAGAGAAAATTGCTATTAACAAAAAAGCAAATCAAGAAATTTGATGATAAGCTAAAGGTGAGAGGAATTACAATTGTGCCAATAAAATTGTTTACAAACGAAAAGGGTGTCTTGAAAATGAAAATAGCTCTCGCCAGAGGTAAGAAAAATTACGATAAAAAACAGTCAATAAAAGAAAGGGACATTAGTCGTGATATGGACCGAGAAATCAAAGGATAAACATGGAAGATAAAGATTTTGATGACAGCAGAGTAATGATTTTAGGTTACTCAAAAAGCAGGCTTGAAGTCTTCTTGAATGGAGTTATATTTTTGATTATACAAATTGCACAAGAGGTTTTAGCAGTTGCTAACCAGCTTCCAGAAAACTGGAAAGAAGAGGATTTATCAAAAATTGATAGGCCGTTTTTTATTCCTACAATATTATTTATTATAGCATACGCTCTAATGAGTCACGCTTTATTCGGTGGAGAAAGATTAGAAAATCTACGAAAAGAAATTGGTAACTTAGGAGTGTTTTTGAGGAAATTATCATTTTTATTACTTTTAGCTTCAATAAGCGCATTAGTTCCAGTTTATATAATACTAAAATTCTTTTAAGTATGGAGAGCAACCAAATAATATTAGACAAGATTGATGAAATGTATAATCTTCTTGACGAGAATGGAAACCAAAAAAATAAAGCATTTTTCTCTCACCTAATAAGGTCTTACATTTCCTTGAATAGCGTTGGAATTGCCCTTGTTAATCCAGATGATAAAAAAAATAGAGTTAGATGCGCTTTTACAAAAAAAGAATTAATTACTCTTGAAAACGCTAAGTCTGAAGCAAGTACAGATGCTCTTAGAAAAAACATTGATGATTTTGTGGATTCATTTGATTCTGAGAAAGGCTGCTTTACGAGCACAACGTCAATGAAGCAGGTGTTTGGAGGGAAGGTCCTTGCACTCCAGGGTAAAGATACAAAGACATATATGTCTCAAGAGTCATATGCAACTTTTATTAACTGGGTTATGACTAAATATATTAGTGGTGATGGACACGTTAGGTGGCTTGTAAATCAAGTGATGAAGGATGGATTGCACCCTGGAATTTCTGTAAAGCCAAAAAACCCAATTGAAAAGAAGGTGAAGTCTAATGTGAATTTCTCATATCAAACAAACAAAAAAACAACTTTTGGTGACTTATCAGCCCTTCAATCACTGAAAGATAAATTTAAAGATAAATGATAACTATAACGAAAGACAAAATCTATCGTTCTAATTTCAGCCTAAAAAAAACAAAACCAGATTCAGAGTCAGTTAAGGAAATTGAGATTAGAGACATTATCTTCTTCATGGGAGAAGATGTAGAACTTGGGGAGGACGTTACTTTTGAGCGAATCTTCGATATTATTATATTCCACAAGGAATTTTTTAACATCCTGTTCAATTCAGAGATGGGTGGTCTCAAGATAGATGACTTCTTAGAGGATTATGAACAAGAATTTGACTTAATCCCCCATCAAGATTATGTTCTAACTATATTCTGGTCTGGAATTGTCTATGAGATAGACCAGGAGATTGAGTACTATGACTTTTCTGCATTTGAAGCTTTTGGAAAAATAGATACAAGAATTGATGGCGATGAATATCCAATCAGCGTTGCATTTACTTCATTGAGTGAATTTAAAAGCAGGCTCGTTATTATGGATAACACCTTTGAGATACAAAATGATGAGAGCTACGATAATGAACTGGAGGCCTCATTCAAGGCACATTATAGACCACTTAGTTTAACTGATGTTGTTTCTGCAATTCTTCGTGAGATAACTCACTATGGAAAACCAGAAGATAGAGAGTCATCCAGGCGAGAGGCTGAGAAAAAAAGTATAGAAATTAGCAAGTGGATTGAAGATGGTACAATAGAAGAAAAAATAATGTTTCCAGATTTGAAAGAAGAAATCAAGGGTATGATTGATGATGATTTTGACGATGATGATAACATCACATATTGGGATGTTCTATACCCAAGCAGCACTCCAAAGGGGAAGAGTAGTAGAGAGGTGATTGATAGTGCAATAATAGCAATTTCAGAAGAATCAGAAATTTCTCTTGAGGAGCAGTTAGACGAAGCTGAAGAGTCAGAAGATTATGAGAGAGCTGCAAAAATTAAAAAACTAATTGATAAGCGTGACCAAAAAAAACGTAATAAAAAATAGATACTTGAAACAAAGTGTTAAACTTTTCGTATAACCCATAAAAAATAAAACTATGACGAACATGAGTACAAAAAAAATTGTAGCATTGATAGCTTCAATTGTTGGAATGATGACTATTATTATTCTATTTTCAATGAATATATCCATTGAAAACAAAGAGATTGACCTTCGAGCTACAACTGAGGCTCAGAACAAGAAGTGTGAGGCATACTTCGACAAGATGTGGAAAATACTTAAGCAAAAGGCTGGAGTTACAGACCAGTACAAAGAAGCCTTCAAAGATATTTATCCTAAGCTTATTGAGGGTCGATACTCACAAGGAGATGGCTCACTTATGAAGTGGGTTCAAGAAAGTAATCCTACATTTGATGCCTCAATGTATAAGGACCTTATGAAATCTATTGAGATTGAGCGTACAGGATTCTTCAATGAGCAATCAACTTTGATTGACATGCAGCGTGAGCACAAGACCTATTTGCTTAAGGCACCAAGTCGTTGGTTTCTTGATGACAACTTAAAGCCAGTTGAAATTAAGGTTATCACATCTTCTAAGACTGATGAGGTATACCGAACAGGTAAGGAAGACGACATCGACTTATTCTAAATTAATAAAATAGGAATATGATTACATGGATTTTCATGTTAATTCCAGTCTTTGTTGCAGTAATTCTGTTGATATTCTGGACTAAAAAAGTGGTCTGGTGGGAGATGGCAGTTCTTGTGCTTCCTACATCCATAATAATACTACTGTTGAATACCATCATGGTATCATACAATACGTCTGATACAGAGTATCTTGGTTCTTACACAAATACTGTCACTTACTATGAACCATGGGATGAGGAAGTTCCATGTAGACACCCTATATATTGCACTCGAAGTGTTCCTTATTCTTGCGGAACTAACGATAGTCCAAGAACTTGCTATAGAACAGAGACGTATGTGTGTGGTTACCACCACCCATACGATGTTGATTATCATCCAGCTTGTTGGAAGAAAAAAGACAATTTTGGACATAATCACGGAATTGATAAAAGTGAGTTTGATAAACTAAAGAAGAGATTTAATACAAAAGAATATTTTGTTGAGCTAAACAGAGATTATCACTCAATTGATGGGAACGCCTATTCAACGGATTGGGATAAAAATCCAGAGCACTCTGATGTTATGACATCTACTGGCTCTTATGTAAATAAGGTTCGTGCATCGCATTCTGTATTTAAGTTCCAAGACATAAGTGATAAAGAAAGGGAAACTTGGAAGTTATATGAATATCCAGGTGTTTCAAGGAATTATCAACCAGTTGTTCTTGGAAAGAAAATAACCGAAATGACTGATAGGAAACTACAGTACATAAATGGATTCTATGGCCCCCACAAGCAGTTTAAGATGTTTATTCTATTCTTCAAGAATCAGAGCATGAGTGTTGTTCATAAGCAGCGCTCACTTTGGGAGGGTGGAAATAAGAATGAATTTATAATTTGCATTGGTGTTGATGGCTCAGGCAATTTTGAGTGGGTTGATGCATTTTCTTGGATGGATAGGCCAGAGCTTGAAGTTGAAGTTGAAGATTATTTTAACACAACTGAAGATGTGGACTTGATTAAGTTTTCTGAGTGGATGCCAGAGCAGGTTGAAAAACACTGGAAGAGAAAGAACTTTGATGACTTTGAATATCTTCAGATGGAGTTAACAGAAACTCAGCTTTGGTGGGTCATGATAATTGTGATGATTTATAATATCATCATATCTATCTGGGTTGTTAATAATGAGTATGGGAACACATCTGTTGCAGATAATTTCTCAACCAAGTTTGATGCAGTAATAGACTTTGTTGTTACTAAGTCTAAATTAGCATATAATAAGACTGTGAAATTTCTTAGAAAATTAATTTATAAGTAGTGAATTGGCTTAAGTGGGTTCAAGGAAGGCAAGGTGGAGACTATCAAAAAAAACTTTTGGCAATCTTTTCCATTCCTCGTATCTTTGCATTTGACATGTACCTGATTAAATATGCTCCTGGATGTACATTGAAAGAGCATGTGGACAAAGTTGGAAGAGGCAAGCACTATCGCCTTAACATAATCATTAGAGGAGAGGGTCATTTTAAGTGTGAAAAAACCATAATAAAAACCAAGAGATTTGTTCTGTTCAGACCAGACAAATATCTTCACTCGATGCAAAACGGAAGCAAAGAGAGGAGAGTTATCTCGATTGGACTAAATAAGATGATATGATAGATTGGACAAAAGAAACAAGTGGAGGCAAGAATTATTGTGGATATTGCACTGGAACGCCACCCGATGGAACTGCCACTTGCAGTGGAGAATGCTTCAAGGAATCTTCTCCTAATTTTAAAGAGAATAGAGAGGACCAGATTAAGAGAAAAATCCACTTCCACAAGTATATGCTTGCACGATATGAGTTTGATAATCAAGATTGGGCATCTTTTCACGATGCACTCTATAATGCAACTTATGACAATGTTTCAAAAGATGGAAGACAATTCACGCAAGACGAGCTTGAGGTTTTATTTATGGACCTACCAGATGACATTCAATATAAAGCATTCCTATGGGGGATGAGCGACACTGAGTGGCGAGAAAAAGCTTTTGATTGGTACCAAGAAAATATGATGAAATGACACAGAATTTAGAGGGAATAGACATATACCACTGCCCATTCTTTGAAGTTGACTCCAGTGGGAACTTGAAGTTCATCATGGGCACTTACTATGATAGAACTCCAGACTCGTTCAAGAGCATCACAGAAGTTTATAATGTTCTTAGGTATTGCATGTGGATTATTAAGAAGAAAGATGCAATGGATATTAGTAAATATGCTGCTGTTGTTTACATCAATAGAGTAAATGAGAAGCTTAATAAGATTGAAAGGGAATATAGAAGTATTCTTAGAAAAAGACAACTTAAGGAAGAGGAAAACCTCAATAAATCAATTAGTAAGCCAGGTAGAACATATCTATGAGAAAAGAGATTCAAGAAATAGTGGATTTAATGCTAAAGAAATTTGGCGAGTATAGGTCGTTTGAGACTGAGCACTTTATTTATTGGATTAAATATGAGTCTTATTATTATGATGACAAAAAAGTGACCAGAGATGAATTTAAGTACATAAAACAATATGCAGCTTACAATGGAACACTTCCAAATGTTGAAAGAAAAAAGCGCTTATTAACTAAGTCTCAAAAAGAACGCATCCTTAACGAAATTAATGCTTGCTATAAAGATAATAGTCATCCTGAAGTTAATACTGGAACATACTCACATGAAAAAATATTGAGATATTCCAAGACATTTGACTCTCTTGAGTATTACTCATACGATATTAATGTCAGAGCTTCAATGGTTAATAAAAGTAGTAGAATTATTGTAATGCCGAAAAGGCGAAATATTTTTACTGTGACCAACAAGGGTTATGTCAGAATTTTTGGAAACAGGTGGCTATCACTAAAAAATATGTCAAAATTTAATAATCTGTATGTTGGGGAATTTGGCGAAAATGTTATAAGACTTCTTATTAAATCTATGATTAGAAAAGATTGGGTTCTAAATTTAGAACTTGATAATTCTATCATGATTAGTAATGAGAGTGCCAGAAAAGCAGATTCACTTGAGCAGGCTATTGAGTTGGAGTGCGGTGTTAAGCCAGCTAAGATTCTTAAAAAAATATATGGTGATAACATTAATCCAATATTAGAAATATATTCTCTAATTGAGCCAAATAAAATTCACGACATAACCAATTTCTTAAAGAAAAATTTTGTTGAATTAAATAAAATACTGAAAAGACACAGTGGAGGGGGTCTTCTTTTTTATTATTTTTTATCTAAAGATAATAGGTGTGAATTCAATATCTTGACTGACTATTTTAAAATGTTAGTCGAGCAGCGTAAAAAAGTTAATTTAAAAATATCATCTTACTCTACCCTTAAGAGAAATCATGACGAATTAAGCAGGCAAATATTATTAAAAACTTCTGGAAAGGGCGGGAGATTAAGTGTGGCTAAATTATATCCAAATATAAAATCTTCACCCAACATTCAAGTTGAGAAAATAAAAACAGTAAAGAGGTTAAATCGGGAGAGTGAAATTCTCAAGCATTGTGTGCATAGTTACAAGTCAAGAATAAATCGAGGAGAGTGCGCTATTTATAGTTTATTTTATGATGGAAACACCTATACACTTGAGTTGGGGGCAGATAAAAGAACTGATACAGAAGGTGGTAAAGAATATGATTTTAAGATAAATCAGCTTAGGGGTAAGTATAATTGCTCTCCTCCAGAACAAATGAGAGTTTTTCTTGAAAAGATGTGCGAAGAAAATAGTTTACTACCACTATCTGAGGGAAGTGTATATTTTGAAAGTAAATCAAAAAATAATAAAAAAATTGTGCAGCTTGGAAGTGAAATTCTTAAGAGAGTTGATTTTTACGGAAATATACATAGGGCTTATGAGGGTGAAGAGCCATTCAAAATAAATTTAGAAGAATTGATGTTAGACGGAATGCCATTTTAATATGAGTAAAATATTTAAAGTCTTGGTGTGTGGGGGTATTGGTTCTGGAAAATCAACTGCTTGTAAGTTATTTTCAGAGCTTGGAATTCCTGTATATTATTCAGACTTGGAGTCTGCTAAGTTAATGAACTTTAGCTCAGATGTCGTTAAGAAAATTAAGGATGCCTTTGGAGAGGAATTATATTTAACAGGAAAGCTTGATAGAAAGGCCCTTGGAGAGATTGTGTTTAAGAGCGAAGAAAAATTGA